CGGATCTCAGGAGTGCGTGCAACGCGGCCTTCATTTCCACTCGTATCAGATCGGCCGGCATACCGACCCACGGTTGCTCTGCAGCACTTCTTGAAGTGCCTACGAGCTCCGTGGCGTCGGTAAAGGGATTTCCATCCCCGCCTGTGTCGCCTGGTATGAACGGTGTGAAGAACACCCGTTTTTGCGTGCGCTCTCTGAGAACCATGGACGAAGTTGTCTTGAACTTTTTGACCCGCCCTTTCGCTGCGCGTTCTAGGACGCGTATGCGTGGGCATTTGTCAATCATGTTTTCGACAACCTCGTTCACCCGGACCTCGAGTTCGGACGAAGGGGTCGGCCTTAGGAGTGATGGGAAGGATGGTCTACACCCGGGTTCCATACCCGCCCACACGGCAGCGACATGTCTGAACTTTCGATCAGCATGCAGCTTGCCAGGGATCCCCCAACCTCCTAGGCTTTGAGGCCAATGGAGTGGTAAGCCCAGAGCATTCATTTGCTGCAACTTTCCTCTCCACGATTCCATTGCGACTCGGTAAGTGCGCTCCCGCTGAATCCGCGTCGCGCGCTCGCATGATTGTCGGATTGCTTCCCCAAGCTTAAGGGGAATTTCTCTCTGATTAACCATGCGGTCACGCGGTGTACGGTCCTTGGTCTTGGCCAAGAAAACAGCGGAGAGTGTAACACTTCCGAGTGCAGACAAATGCCGTGGATGGTGCCTAACCAACACTGTCCGACTCGACCGCGACGTTGTCGCCCCAGGCTGAACTGGGTCGTCGATTTTGTAGTCGGGTGGCAAATGCCTGTACTGTAGAACGGTTTTTACTGGTTTAAGGTCATACGACGGTTCAGCACGGCTCCTTCTTGAGAGCCGCCGTCCAGTCGATCGCCCGCTGGTGGCGTCACCTTGCTTTGTCAGGTAGAAATACCTTTCAGCAAAGACACCTCCAAACGGCGAGCGATGCGACTTTGACCGGTTCGGTACAAGTCTCACCTCCTCGAGGTTTCCAAAGTAGACTTCTGTACTCTTCCGTTCCCACTGCGCAATGAGATCGTCGCCAACGATTTTGACTCTTCGTGACTGTGTTCTCGCGATACTCCGAGTCGCACAGAATAAGTGAACGATGCTAAGTATTGGCCATGTCACGCCGAGCCCCATCGCAGCTCCTTGCTGTGATTGGACCCAGCCGACGTCGGCCTTACTTGCGTCGAGTTCCCCTTCCAGGGACTTCACTAGTTTTGTGCGCTCGGACCGGTCATCGCTGTTCATCGTATCTTCGATGCACATGCGGTGAGGTCCGAGGAGCAACCTTCCTGTGTTGGTTGCTGCAGCGGTCCAACCGTCCACACCGCGCTTTTCTGCCTCCGTTGCGATCGTATCCCATACCTTTCGGGTTACTTCGAACTGGAGAAAGTCAGACGCGGTGCTTAGGTCGGCGGAGCAGATTTCCGTTTCATCGGAAACTCCCTTCGACCGAAGCCCAAGGGCCTGTTCAATATTGTCCCCCTCTTGCCAGCATTGAGGGATCCGTTTGATCAGGCCCATGAGTGGATCGTTAATTCGCTGCGCGGCCACGACGTGTGGTGCCGAGAAGATGCTTGCGACTCTGGTCTTCATCCCCCTTTCGGGGAGGATGAGGGGCCGGGTTTCTGGCAGTCTGTCTTGGTACCACGCTTCACTGAGATGGGTAAACAATCGACTTGAAAGTACAGCGCTGTCCGCGTACTCGGCCACATCCATGAAATATTGGGTGCGGACTCGTATACGGGCTTCTGCTTCGCTCTCTTCTCGTACCCCCCCGTCAGGGCGGGGGACGAGTTTCCGTCGAATTGCTTGCTCACCACTTCTGAAGTAGTCGTGGCCGCCTTCTGGGTCGTCTGGTGGTCGAGTCTTGGGGTTACTAAAAGTTCCCGAGTACTCGCTGTACCACAGTTGACCCGCTTGACCGGGTATTGGGTCTCTGCTCATCATGGCAGCCCTGGTACCCCCTTGTTTTCGCGAGAGTTCTAAGCAAGCATTGTCGTTCA